GGTAAATGACGGGGTCCGCCAAGCGCCGGCGTACATCCGCCAGAGGCCGCCGCTGTAGTAGCAGACGCCAGCCATAGCCTGAGCCAGCGCCTCGATGTTGTCCTCGAAGCGGTCGGTGGCGTCGAGCACGACGTTGCAGGTGTATCGATTCTGAGTGGCGGGGCCGGGGATGTTCACCAGCTCGTCGCAGATGTCTGCCGCCTCAGCAACCAGCGCCCAGTCGATGCGGTCCGTGTCTTCGCCCAGACCGAGGCGCGTGCTGATGAGGTAATCGGCAAGGCAGAGCGCGGGATTGGTGCTGTAGGCATAGGTCGCGGGGGTGTCCACGCGATGCGTGCCAGATCCGCCCGGGCGCGTTGAATCCAAGCGCGGGTCGTATACCTTCTTTCCCTGCACCAAGATGGTCAGCTCAGGGCGGCCGGTGCGGTAGACCTCCTCGTCGTATTGGAAGGTCATGGCGACGTAGGCGACGCCCTGGCCGCGATGGTTGACCGTCCAGCGCGACGGGAATGCCGTCGTCAGCTTGAAGTCGACGGTCTGCGCGTCGGTTCCCGCATAACGACGCACCCATGCCTTGTTGGCATAGCGCGCGGTGGTGATCTTGCCATCGTCCGCAGTGCCGGTAACGGCCGTGATGGTGCCGACAGATTCGCGGTTGAAGTAGACCGTGCCCAGCTGCTGACACTCGTGCCCTGCCACCACGGCGACCTGATGGAGGAAGTCGTTTGTGTTGCCCGACGTCAAGGGCGGGATGGCGTTCATTCCCGACACCAGCATCTCGCCATAGACGATGCGGCGCGGCTCAAGCGTGCCGGAATACTCCACATCTTGCGGCTGGCGGCTGATTTTTGGTTTGCCGATGAGCATCATCGCCGCTTTGGCAAGCGCGATATTGATCAGCGCCTTGATGGCGAATTTCTTGACCGCCGCCCAGAATGCAGCTTTGGCGGCAGCGGCAGCGGCGGCCTTGGCAGAGACGGCGACGACGAGCGGAAGGGCTTGGGGCATCTTAGACGCTCCAGAATGCGGCGACGTTCGCGCGCGGGTAGCGCGTGAGGCCGGTGGCGGACATCACAAGCGCGCCGTCACCGACCCAGATCCCGGCGGCGAGGCCGTGCGGGGTCTCGATGGCCACGATGTCGCCGCGCGCGGGACGGCCGTGCTGGGCGAGCCCCCAGAAGACGGAGACGGCGGGGATGAGGCCGCCAACCTGCTCGAGGTGCGCGGCGGCGCTGCCGTCCCCGCACGAAAGACCGTCGACCTCGGCGGCCGTGCTGCGCCCGGTCATGGCATCGGCAACGCGAAAGGCGAAATGGCAGCAGTTGTCCGTCTGCCAGTCGAAGGCGACGCTCTGGTGCGCATCAAGGGTGCGCCACATCCGCTCGTGCCAGTCGTGCAGTCTCATACCTTGCTCGTGATGGTTGAGCCGCCCGGCCTGGTAAAGCCTCCGCCGAAGCCGACATCTCGCTGGCCCCACTTGCCGACGAAGCCCTCGATGGTGTGCGTGAGGTTGAAGAAGTCGTCGAACGGAAAAACCTGTTTCTGATCGGCGTCGGTGTAGCGGGCGACGCGCGGCTCGCGGCGCAGCCGGTGCTCGCAGGTCATGGACACCGTCGCCTCGCCTTTGCTGAGGGTAACCGACTGCTGATTGATGCGCCCCTCCCAAATGACCTCGGGAGTGGCCACGAGCTTACCGCTTACGGCATTGAAAAAGCCGATGTACACCGTGACGGTGCGGTTCTGGTAGGGCTGAGACAGCGCCGGCGTCAGGAGCGACGCATCCGCGCCGGACAGTGTAAGGGTGATCTGGCGGGCGATGACCTCGACGTTTTCTTCCACCGAGTCGATGGTTCCGAGCTCGCCGACGCCGAGAAAAGGCAGGATGTCCGATTCGGTGGTGAGGAGGTCGTTGTCCTCGGCGAGCAGGTTGTCGCCGTCTTCCTGCAGTAGGTACTCAACGAAGCGGATTTCGCCGACGCCGTCATGCACGCGAATCGGACCGGAGTCGTAATTGATCTCGACCATCACGACCATTGTGATGGAGTCCTTGTCCACCTCGGCGGCGTTCAAGGCCTCGACGATGCGGCTCACGACCCGAGATCCTCGACCAGGGTCAATTCGATGTCGCTGATGATGCCCGGCGTGGTGCGCCAGCCGACCGACTCATCGGACAGCAGGAAGCGCCCCATCGGGTTGCGGAAGATGACCGGGGCGTTGTCGGCGGGGGAGTTGCGCAGCCCGGGCTCGAAGAGGGCGTAGGCGGTGCCGGTCGAGTCGGTGTTGAGGTCGGCCGTCAGCCGCTTCAGCTCGCCGCCGACCTCCATCCAGTCACCCGCGCGCAGGAGCCCCGCAGACGACACAGGAAGGCCGTCAATCAGCAGGGCGCTGCCAGTCTGGCTGCCGCCCGCCACGAGCCCACAGCGCGCCACAGACGCATAAGAGAGGAACTGGAAATTACCAGCCGCCCGGCCGGAGATGAGGTCGTAAAAGCTGACGTGGGAGGTCGTACCCGAGGCCGTGAAGGTCTCGACGATGCGCCCGGCCGAAGTGATGGCGGTGCCGTTGAGGAGGCCGGTCGCGCCCTGGCTCGTTCCGGCGGTGGCCTTGAGGTTGACGTTACCGCGGCCGGCGCTGACAAGCGCGCGGACGGCGTAGGGCGTCGAGGCCGCCGTGGTCAGGCCGGACTGGAAGGCGTACCGATCGGCGGTGACGCCGGTGCGGGTCAGGCGCAGCCCCAAGTGGGAGTCGGCCGAGAGCACCATCTCGGCATTGTCCGATGACCAGCCGGTGGTCGCGGCGACGGCTGCATTGTTGGAGAGAAGCTCCGCATTTACGAGGCTGCCGGCCTGCTGGTAGGCGGGGTCGGTCAGCCAGAGACGATTCGACCGGCCACGCAAGGCGGCAACGAGCGCAAGCAACCGATGCCGGCGGGTAGGCGACGGCGCGCGAAAGAGCAGCCGGCAGCCCCAGCGGTTACCGGGGCGGCTGACCGTGCGCACGGCGCCGGACAGGGCCGACGAGAAGACGGCCGTGTTGTCGAGGATCTGCCAGTTGACCTCGGCGGCTACAAGATCCGGCGGCAGCACATAGTCGGTCATGCGCGTATCCCGTAACGACGATCAAGCTCGTCGAAGATGCGCCGGTTGTTGTCTGCCAGAATGTCCGGCAGGGCCTGCGCCAGCTCCATTGTCGCACCCCGGGCGTCGATGTTGTAGACCGGGGAAACGGTCGTGCCGCTCATTTTGTGGTTGGGGACGATGCTGCCGCCGGTGGAGGGCACGAAGAGCTCAGGGCCGCGCTCGCCGACGAGGTAGGGGCTATTCCCGGTGACGGGGCCACCGTTCGCCCGCGCCTGCAGCCCTTGGGCGGCGGCGTTGGCGATGTTCGCCACCATGCCCGTGCCGCCGGTGAACAGGTTGAAGAAACTGAGCAGTAGCTGCCGAGCCATCAGGTCAGCCAGCATCCGGCGCAGGATGTTGACGAAGCCCCGGGCCATGCCTTTCAAGCCCTCCTCGAACGGGTCGAAGAGGAAGTCGGCGAACACGCCTTGCATCTGCCTGGCGGCCTCGGCGGCGAATTCGGCAAGGGGGCCAGTCTGGGGGCGCAGGCGGGCGTCGAGTCCGGCGACGAGGCTATCGGCCAGACCCTCGCCGAACTCTTGGAAGGTTGGTTCGATGTCCTCCATCGTCATCATCGCCCAGCGGTCGATATCCTCCTTCGTCTTCTTGGCGCGCTCCCGAGGAGATGAGGTGGTTTTCTTCTTCTTCGGATCGTCGGGCTCCTTCGCCATCGCCAGCGCACGCTCGGCTTCGATCTGCTGGTTTACGATGGCAAGGGCTTGTCGCAGATAGGCGATACGGTTTTTTTCTTCTTGGTTGCCTACTTTCGCCGCATCAATCATGCGCGCGCGTTCGCGCGGGCTCAAATCCATGCCGCCGCCCGGCACCACGCCGGTCGACACCCGAGAGGCTGCCGCAATTTCTTTCTCGAGAAGTGCGCGCTGGCCGGCAAGACCGCTAGCCTCGATTGCACCCAGTTTGACCAGCTCGTTGCGGGTGTACTGGATGAACGACGATACCTTCTGCAGCGCCTTGGTGAACCCGGTGATCAGCGCGCCGGAAAGCGCGTTGGCGGCTTCGACCAAGGCTGGGTCGCGCAGGGTCTTGGACAGCTCGTCGAGCGCCTTGCGACCCTCGTCGGTCTTCTTCGCCGCCTCGGTCAGCTTGCCGAACGCCGACACCAACACGCCGCCAGTGAGCAGGCCGAAGGCGAGGTTGATCGCCTTGCCCGTCACCTTGGCCGTCTTCTCGATGGTCTTCAGCGAGGTCGTGGCCGAGCGAATCGCCGCTTGCGTCTTGTCGACTGCGGTTATCTGGACTTCTGTCTTTGCCACGATGCCTCCTGATCGTCGTGCTCCATCTTGGCGGCTGCCAAGAGGTGCACGAAGTCGCGCTCGGTCATGTTGAAGATGTCGTCAGGCAGGACACCCATTCGGAGCGATAGCGCGTAGACCGCCCGAAGGTAGGTGTCCTCTCTCAGTTTTTTTCGGCGTCCTCGATGTTCACCCCGCCGGTGTTCATCTCGGTGACGATGCGAACGAGCACGTCAGGATCGTACTCGTTCATCAGGTCTTTGCGCTCGACGCGGCCGAAGAGCTTGGCCCCGTGCTTGTCCCGCGCGCGCACCTGCACCGTCACCGCCATCGCCTCGAGGTCAAGGATGGTCTTGTCCCCGTCCTGCTTGGCGAAGAGGAAGATTTCCCGGCGCTCGGCGAGGGTCATGTCCGGCCAGTAGTAGACCGAGATGCCCCACTCCGGCACCGGGATTTCGACCAGCGTGTCGACCGAGCGCCGCTCCTGGAACTGCGCCCGCGCTGCCGCTTTCCAGTCCATCAGGAGGTCGCGACCGTGAGGGCGCCGTTGCCGAGGAAGTTGAACGTGATCTCGGTGATGGCACCGCGCTGCACGTTGCGGGTGATCTCGGTGATGAGCGCGTTGCCGCTGTAGCGGGTCGCACCCGCGCCGACGCCCTCGGGCGCGAGCACGAGCGACACGTTCGCGCCCGGGGCGAGCGCCACCTGACCGCTGGTGTCGGTCTCGTCCCAGAACGCCGTCACCGAACCCGACCACGACTTGATCGCGATGACGTTGTAGGTCTTGTCGAGGTCGCTGAGGTTGGTGTCCTCGGCGTACTCGGCCGATGCCGTGAAGCTGAAGCCCGTGACCTCGGCGACGGTGTTGGTGCCGACGCGGACGAGGCCTTCGCTGCCGTGATGGTTCGCCATTTCGATTGTCTCCTGTGGTTACTCTACGACCGACCCGGCATCGGTCTCGCTGGTCATGTAAAGGGTCCGGTACACCATGCGCGCCGCCCCGATCGGAGCGTCGCCGTCAAAACTCATCGTCAGCGCCGTGTCGGTCAGCTGGCAGTCCTTCACCAACCCGCCGAGCGTGTGGTCAGCCCCGATGGCGTTCTCGACATTGGCGCAGAGGTTGTCGAGACGGTCGTCCAGGTGCCGCGTGTCGCGCGAGACCACCTCGATCACGAGCTGCAGCTCGCGATGGTAGGTGCGCGGGTAGGTGAGCGTCGTGCCGGTCACGCTCTCGGAGTTGGCGTAGACCAGCGCCGCAGCCAGCACGTCCGCCGGCAGGGGGTGCACGCGCGAGGCAGAGACCGTCTGAGCGACCTCGGCCGCTTCGAGGATCTGCACGACCCGGTCGCGGATGGTGCGGCGGGCGTGGCTCACGCGGCCTCCTGCAGGAGGTACATATTCGACTCGGTGACGAGGTTGTCGCCGGCCTCGGTCTCGATGTTCGCGGGCTCGTCGAAGTCGAGGTCAAGGTCGACCTCGATGCGCAGCACCGTCATCCCGGTGCCGTCGGGCTGGAAGCCGCGCACGGTGTAGCCGCGGCCGTCGATGAAGAGCGCGTCCCCGTGCCCGACCCGGCAGGGCATCGAGGCCGTCGAGACGGTAAACGTCGGCAGGCTGGACTCGACGTCAGCATCGGCCACGCCGACGGCCACGAAGGGTGCGTCGAAGATGCCGATGATGTCATACACCCGGCCGGCGCGTCGGTACCGCGCGCGGCTGCCCCAGTCGGACAGCGACAGCATCGACAGCCGGTCGGCTTCGGTCTCAACCGCCATAGGTCACCCGCCACATCTCGGAGGTGGAAGTCTTGCCGACCCACTCGACGCGGCCAGAAAGGGTCGTCTTGAAGAGGTGTTGCCACTCGTGATACGGCCGCGCCGCGGGGTGCATCTCGACCCCGTTCCACTTCGAAGAGTAATCGGCGGCGGCCAAGAGCAGCGTCTTCGCCGTCACCCGCTCGAGCTCCAAGAGCCCAGGCACGATGTCGACCTCGAGCAGATGCTCCAGCACGTCGATGCAGGTGACGTGATCGAACTGGCCGTCCTTGAACGGCAGCGCGTGGATCTGCCCCTCGACCACGTTGCCGCCGCAGAGCTCGGGCACCGCTTCGGCACCCATCACCGGGGAAAGACCGAGGCGATCAGCCTCGCGCAGCAGCTCGCCGCGACCGCAGCCGACGTCGAGGAATGACCCCTTGAGGCCGTAGAGCGCAGCCGTCACCGGCCGCAGACGCTCGTCGTAGCAGCGGTAATTGGCATCCGTCGTGTAGACGTGCCGGTACTTGGCGATTTCAGCGAGCCGGGCGTCCACGCTTCACCTTGGCCGCGTCGGCTGCCGGTTCCGAAGCCGCCACCACCTCGGGCTCGGCGTATGGCTTGGCGAAGCCCCTCATCACCATCCAGCCGGCGAAGTTGGCGTCGACCGAATACACCCGGCCGACCTCGAGCGAGGTGCCGCGATAGGCTCGGCCGCGAAGGATCTCAATTTTCATAGGAGCGGAACACCTTGGTCAGATACCCAGACGGCGCGGAGACAATCTCCGGCCGCGCCATATAATCGCGCACTTGCTGCCACGCCGTCGAGGCCGTCACCCCGGGCTCGAGGCCGCGGAAGCCCGGCGGGCTGTGCCAATACCGGCGCGATTCCGTGTACGCATCGCAGCCGCAGACGATGATCTCGTCGCAGCCCAGGAAGTCCGCAATCCAGACCGCCGTGCCACCGCTAAAGCCGAAGTCGGGGACGATGCCCGACCAGATGTCGGCGAGATCCTTGTGGTGGGTCACGAGCGGGATGCCGTGACCCTGCAGGATCGGCGCAATCTCGCGGTCCTGGAAGACGATGTAGTCGAGGCTGAGAAGCAAAGCGTGCTGGTTCACACCGATCCAGAGACCGGTGGCACCGACCCGCGGACGCACCGCACGCAGGTCGCTTAAAAGGGTGGGGCCGCCACCAAGGACGACTGCTCGTCGCCCCTGATGACGGCCCCTGATCGCCGCGAGGTCGATCACGCTCAGGTCGTGATGATCTCGTTGCACTCCGCGAACGACCCGGGGTACCGGACCGCGAAGTCGCAGTCGTGGAACGCCGTGACGCGCACGGTGGCCGCGTTCGAGCCGGTGTACGGGTCGACCAGCAGGTCGATGCCGCTCCACTGCCCGATGAGCAGGTCGCTCCAGACGCCGAAGATCAGCGCCGAGAGGTTCGTGCCCGTGCCCTTCGTCAGGTTCGACGGGACCTGCTGCGACACCACCAGACGCTCGCCGTAGAGGTTGTCGAACGGCGGCTGGAGGATGAAGTTGCCTTCGATGCCCGAGGTCTGACGCGGGGTGCGCGCCAGGCGGCTCTTGACCTGCGCGTTCGTGAGGAACGCGGCAGCGCCCGTGCGGGCGTTGTCGATCTCCACCTCACGCACGAGGTCGACCACCATCTGCCAAGTCGGGACCGCGCCGTTCGTGGCGAGGGTGACCGAGCCGATGCCGGACGTGTTGAGCACGCCGGTCGGGCGGTTGGTGCCCGAGCCCGAGATCGCGGCGTTGTCCATCGCGACCGCGATCGTGGTCGCGAGGTCGTTGCGGATCAGCGTCTCGATGTCGAGCGAGGACTGCAGCATCAAGCGGCGGCTGAAGTCGACGTAACCCGCAAGGGTCTTCGGCGACAGCGTGACCTGGCCGAAGCTCGGGGTGTTGGTCGACTCGGACGGGGCGCTGTTCTCGGCGACCCAGGCGACGCTCGACGGAGCCGTCTTCTTCGGGATGGCGACGTTGCCCTGGAGGCCCGTGAGGAAGGTCGCGCCGAGCTCGTTGAGCACCATGCGCGAGCGCAGCACGTCGATGAACGACCCGGCGAGCAGGTCGGTCGCGACGAGGTTGCCGCCCTTCGCGGTACCCGTGCCGGTGCCCGTCAGGATGTCGCGCTTCATCAGCACGTCCATCGGGACCGTGATGCCGCGCGAGACGCGGCCTTCCTTGGCGGCAGCCGCCTCGGAAGCCTCGAACTCGAAGCGGGCGGCGGCGACGGCCGCCTTGTCGGTCGGGTTCGCCATCGCGCGGATCGCCCGCACGAAGCTGAACTGACCCTTCTCCTTCTCGGTCATGCCGATCTCGGCGGTGGCGAGCGGCTTGCTGCCCACCTTGTCGAGAAGGGCACCGCGGAACTGCTCGAGGCTCGCACCGTCACGCACGGCGGTCTCGGCGAAGTCGCGCTGGTTGTGGCGCGTGCCGAGCTCGAGGATGGCCGAGACGCGGCTGCGCTCGGCGGCGGCCGGGTCGGCCGCGGGGACGTTCTGATCGGACATGGTCTTGGACTCCTTGGGGGAAGTGGTGGAGATCGTGGATGCTTCCAGCGCGCGCCCGACGCCGACGCTCATGTCGGCGGGGATGGACACGATGCTGATTTCGAGCGGCGTCCAGCTCGTCGCGCGGTAGACCTCCCGGCCATCCCGCACACCGTCCAGAACCATCTCGTCGATGATGTAACCGACGGACACCGACGAGCGGATACCGTCCTTCACATCAGCCAGGATCTCCTCGGCTCGCGCGGTTTTCCCAAACCGCACGACGGCCCGGGCCACCCGGTCCGCTCCGAGGGAGATCGATTCGACCACGCCGATCTGCTCGGTCGGGTCATGTTCGAGCAGCAGCGGGGCGCGCCCGCTGCCGATGAAGCTTGCGTTGAGGGCGCGCGCGGTGTGGTCGAGCACCTCGATGCCCCAGCCGCGGTCGACCTCGGCCTCGCTGCTGAAGGCCAGCGCCACCCGGCGCACATCGGCGTCGGAGGGCTGCAGCTCGATGGTGCCGGTGCGGAACATCCGCGCGGACGGACCCTTGCGCACGCCCTCAGCGGGGATGGCGGGCTCGGCCTCGGCGCTCCGCTCGGCTTCAGCCTCCTCGGCGGCAGGCGCGTCCGGCGCGGCCTCCTCGGCCACGTCCTCGCTCTCCTGCTCGGCGCTCTCCTTCGAGAAGACGATGGTCACGGTGGACTCGTCCTCGGTCATGGAGATGATGCTGCGTTTTTCGATGGTGTCCATCTTGCCGCTCCTTCTATCGGGGCAGTTTGGAAAATGCAAAACATTCCCGGCCGGGCTACTTCCAGGTGCCGGAAACCTTGATGAACGGGGTGGCGACCTTCCACGTCCCGGCGACCTTGATGTAGGTCGTCGCCTCCTTCCAGGTGCCCGAGACCTTGATCCAGAGCTTCGACGCCGTCGCGGCGAGGAAATCCCACGCCGACGTCGAGAACGCCGAGGTGGAGAAAGCGGAAGACGAGAAACTCACGGCGTGCCGCGCCAGAGGTCGCCAGACGCGCCGGCACCGTAGACGGTAGCCGAGTTCATCTTCATCACGTTGACGAGCAGCTCGGCCTCGACGACGAGCTCGCGCAGGTCGATGGGGTCAGCGCCAGAGGCCGTTGCTCGCAGCACCAGATCGCCGAGCGTGTCAGTGTGCGAGCTCGTGAGCGCGATGTTGTACCACCCGTTGCCGCGCTCGGTGACGGTCGGCGAGATGCTCGAGAAGGCCGCGCCGTTCTTGGAGAGCGACACCGAGAGCGTCGCCCCGGCAAGGCCGGTGACGTGGTCGGTCGAGTCGGTCAGGAAGACCATCAGATTGCGTGCGGTGCTCTGCTTGACCATGCGTTACATCCTGTTGACGACGCGGGACTTCGAGTAGGTGTTGCCGCCGCTCGGTGCGGCCGGGGGCGGGTAGTAGAGGATCGTCGCCTCGATGTCGTAATTGTGAAACGTCGACGACGCCCCAAGCAGCGGGAACTCGCCCGTCGCGGAGGTTCGACCAGACACCAGCGCCAAGCCTTGACCAGGCTTGACCACGATGCCCGAGCCCGATGCGGCTTGAAACATCAGGCATTCGTCCATCGTCGAGGACTGGAACCCGATGGCGTTGCTGATGCCGACGTCGGGAAAGACGTTCGTGTAGGTCTTTCGGCTGAACACCGCGGCGTTGAGGTTGACGCGCAACCACGCCGCAACGCTAGCGCCTGCGCCGGCGAATTCGTTTCCATGCGAGGTGTAGTAGTCCGACTGCCATTCGCCCGGCAAGCGAATCTGCAACGGCCCGCTCGTTACCTTTAGGCTACTCGGAGCGGTCTTCGACGTGTCGGGGCTTATAGGCGTGACGGCATCGCCGTCAAGCGCGATACCGTCCATCCGGCAAAGGCGCAGCGGTGGAGTAAGGGTGGCCTCGCCGTCCATCGGCAAGAACATCAATTTGACCGCGAGCGTAACGCCCGAGCCGCTTCCGTTCATGATGGCGTACAGCGCCCCGCCGATCGTGCGGTCGGTGCCGACATCGGTCGAGCGGCAGACGTAGGTCGCGCCCGTCGCCGTGTTCGTGACCACCGCCGAGACGATCATCGAATGCGGCAGGCCGAACACCTCCTGGACGAGTGCGATGCCCTCGCCGGCGCGGAGGATGATGGGCTCTACGTCCACGCTCTCTCCGCCGCGCCAAACATCCGAGAAGTGCGACTTCTGGTGCGTGACTAGGGAGCCGCCGTAGGTGCGGCTGCCCAAGCCTGTCGCCGTCTGCGTCGAAAAGTTCGGCGTGTCGTTGATGCGCCGGAACAGCGCCGTCGTGGTCACGCTGTTCGGGTTGTTGACCACCGTCACCTGCGAAGGCAGCGCGGAGTCTGCCGTGTCCATCCTGATCGGCGTGACCGTATCGCCGCCCGTGACGGCGCTCACGCGATACAGGCCGAAAAGACCAGAGCGGCCGGTCGCGGTAGCGCCAGAGGAAAACGCAGACGACGGCGCAGCCGGAGACACGCGCAACGACACCACCTCGAAGTAGGCGCGCTCGTCGGTCGCCGTGTTCTCGATGGCGAGCAGCGCGTCCTCGAGCGGCCGCACGTCCACCGCGTTCATCCGCAGGTAGTAGGTTTCAGGCATCGGGCGGGGTCTCCGTCACGACCTCGAAGCGCGTGTAGCGCCCTTGCACCTTGCACGATGGGCAGGTGATCGGCGGGGAATACCCGCCGACCCCGCCGTTCAAGTCGTGCGAAATGCGGTCGGCGAGCTCCTGCTCGACCTCCCACTCATGGCCGCAGGTCTTGTGCCGCAGCGTCGCCATGAATCACGACGCCGCGTCGGTGAACTCGATCTCGAGGTCAGCCGTACCGACCGCACTGGAGCCGCTGTGGAACAGCTGCAGACCCTGCGTGGCGCGGCAGACAACCGGCTCGACGTTGGTGTCACCGTAGCCGGCATTCCAGATCTCGGCGAACGGGACCAGCGTCAGCCAGTTGGCCTGCGTGGTACCGCCGACGATGGGCTCTTCGTTGACGAACAGGAACCGGCGGAAGATATCCGAGCCGGTCGTGGTCTGGTTGGTGCCGCAGGTCGTGTTCGCATTGAGGGCGCTGCTGTTGGTGTCATGCTTGACCGGGGTCACCGCCGTGCCGCCAGACGCCGCAGTGATGCGGCGCACCTGCGCAGTCGTCAGCACACCCGTCACCGCCGTCGTGCCGTTGTTAAACCAATAGCACCGATACACGCGGATGATGCGCGCCGAGCCGGTGCCGTTGAACACGTTGAGCATATCTTTGCTCGACGCGTAGGCGATAGCGCCGCCAGTTGCTCTCCAAGTCTCAGCCATTGTCAGACTCCTGTGATGATCTTGCCCGAGCCTTTGGTGGCTCGGAATATTTCGATTTCACCGCTGCCGTCCATCTGCGGCCCGGCGGCCCACTGCTTCACCTTGCCCTCGTTGAGGGCTTTCACGCTCGCGTCCAGGTCATCGCGCGTGTCGCCGGGGGTGAGCCCTGTCCGCCGCGCCGCCTGTATCTTGAGCATGAAATCCACGCACCTCTTGACCACCCAGTCGGGCACTGGCGACTCCACGCGGAGAAGCCAAGAGCCGAGAGCCGGTCGCCATTCCATCGCAGGTTGCTTGACCATAGGGCTCAAGTGTACTGCAGGTAGATGTCGCCGTCCGACCCACCCGAAGGCGCGGCCGTGCCGGAGGTGATGGTCTTCTGCGCCGTCAGGTTCGACCGCGCCGTCGCCGCATCCGTCGCGCCGGTGCCGCCATTGGCGACGGCCACCGTGCCCGTGACGTTCGCCGCGGTGCCGGTCGTGTTCTGGTTCAGCGTCGGGATGTCAGACGCCACCAGCGCGCGGAAGCTCGGCGTGCCCGCAGATCCCGATGGCGCAGCGTAGACGAAGGCCTGGGACTGCGAGCCGAACGGGGCGAGGAAATCCGTGCCGGCCACCGCAGCCGAGAAGGCGCTGGTGCCGTTGCCCTTGACGATGCCCGTGAGCGTGGTCGCACCCGTGCCACCGTTGCCGACGGCAAGAGTGCCGGCAATCGTGATGGTGCCCGCGCCGGTGACGGGGCCGCCCGAGGTCGTGAGGCCCGTGGTGCCGCCCGACACGTCGACCGAGGTCACCGTGCCCGAGCCGCCACCCGTCGCCGTCAGCGTGCCGCCAGAGAGCGAGAGACCCGAGCCGACCGTGATCTGCTCGATGGCCCCGGTGCTCGCCGTTGTGCGGCCCAAAAGCCGCGCCGTCGTCATCGTGAAGCCCGAGCTCGTCACCGCGCCCGAGGTCGCAACCGTCACCGCCGAGTCGGCGTTCGTGACC